AGAAGACAGTGCCCGCAGGTCATTTTCTTGATTCTTTTCGATGTCTGCGCCAAGACGCTGAACACCTTCTTTGTAACTAGCAAAAGCATCCTGCCGGTACTGGGCGTCCTGCCTTGCCTGCTCTTGCATCTGACCAGATTTATCGTAAACCTGCTCAGCCTTAAAGCCACGAGGGCCTTGGTATCCGGTTAGTTGTACTGCCATTTGTTACGCAATATTTAGAACTGAGCCAGGCAAAGCTGGTTTAGGAGTTGGAGGTTTGGGTACGTTGCCAGCCCCAGCTGCCGGAGCAGCAAGAGACATACCAGTAGTAACACCACCAAGGATAGACTGACCAATGCCTAAGACCATCCCAGCAGCGCTTGGAGCAGGTCCAGAATAAGGTTGGGCTACAAACCCCTTGATCGGTTCAATCATGCGCCTAGAGGCGGCCATAGCGTTCGCAGACTTAGCTTCCAAGAACAGGCGTTCCTGCTCAAGACTGTAAGCATCACGGGCATAACCAAGGTTTGTACCAAGGGCAGCAAGATCTTTACCATACTCACGCTCTGCGTCAGAGGCAAGATACTCGTTGACGCCACCAGTACGTCCCAAAGATAAAACCGCACCTCGTTTCTTTAGGCTGTCAATTAACAACTGGCCTGCCTGTTGACGAGCTTTGTCGTATTCACCCTTAAGCTTAAGCTGTTCGTACTGATAAGCACGGTTAGCGGCTGCGTCGTTGGCTTCTAGTTGTGCGTTGTAGGCTTCTTGAGAGGCATGATAGGCTGCCATCTCTTGGTTGTAGCGAGCAGTAGTGTTTGCCTCTTCAACCTGATATTGATACTGCTGAGCTTGTTGTTGATATTGGTACTGTGCTTGCTGTTGCTGATAGCCTGCAATAGATTGCAAACCACCCATTACAGCTGTTGCTGCACCAACAATAATAGTAGGTTCACACATTTGTCAATTTAGCAAATTCTACATACGTTAGTTTTTGTGGTCCCACCGTGGCATACCCAAGCTTCTTAAATCCAAGCATGTGGAGAAGCTTCATATGCATTCGGTTTCGTGGATCAGCTATGTTATGAAGCACAGCGTAGGAGGTCTGTTGATCGACCCATTTCTTAGCCTCCTTAAAAAAGAGTTTTGGATAAGGGCGGACATGATCTGTGGTCAACATCCAAATCGCACCACAGTTGGCATCTGTTCTGGATACCCCCGCCATCCCACACAGCTGCCCCTTTACAAAAAATGTAATGGGGTCTTCGAGCTGTGAAAAGGACTCGGGTAGAACCTGATAAGGATTGTGGCCCCACCCGAGGATTTCATTTAGGTCATCCGCCTGGAGGTTGTCAGCCAAATAGATGGTATCTTCAATTGTAGCTGGGCGGATTTCGTGGATCATACGGCTCTGATACCTTTGTTGTTATAGGTGCCTTCCCAGATCATAGTGATTAGAGCCAGGGGGAATGGCGCATCACATAGAATCTTAAGATCAGCATCACGACCCTTAGCCATGATCGGCACAATGTTTTCCGCGTTACGGATCATTGGTGCGCTGTTGGCTTCGTTTTGGTTGGCTGTGATCTGTGGGAAGTTAAGGATAAATTCATTACGGCCAGGCACGTTAAGCACAGCTTGGAACGGACCAGACTCGTGGCTATAGAAACGAGCGCGGTGAACAGTAGGAATGTTCAACTCGTCAGCTACTTTATCTTGCTTGACATAGAAGCCAGGGAACCTAGCCTCTGAAGTGTATTGGTAGCCAAGGGCATACTCTTCATTGGTTTGGTCACCTTCGACAGTCACATAATACTTTTGTCCAACAGCACCACCACTATCATAAGTTACGGTTGGGTATTGGACGTATGAGTTGTCGTTGACACTAATCTTTACAAGACATGCCGTAGCTTCTGCGATGTTAGCCCCTTCTCGGAAATAGATTCGGGTCTCATCATCAGCAGAGATATAGGCCTTTGATGGGAAGTAATCAAACAAATCCAACCGAAGGTCAACGTACTGCCCTTCAAACAGAATAGCACCGCCAGGGGTTTCCGTCAGCAGTTCAGAGTGACACAGGATTGGATAGTCATCACCTTCCAAAATCATAAAGATCTCATCCTCGTGGAACTCAACAAGGAGTACCTCAGAGGGGAAAGTCCATTTAAACCAAGATGCCAGCAACCGTTCGTTGTCCTGGGTGTAATACCGGAACAAATAAAGGGTGTTTGGTTCTTGGATAGATTTAATGGCAAAGACCGAAGCACTAAGGCTGTTAGTAATCAGCTCAATACCATTAGGCATATACGACGGAATCAGCTTGCTGATGTCCTTACGGAGTGTCTGATCGGCAGCAACCGAGATCTCGTTGACAGCAAGAGACTTGTCGTTTTCTTCAATAATAACAAAGCTACTGCCAATGTCCAGAGGAGTGATCTCTGTGCTGTGGCTAAAGCTAGACAGTAGGTTAAGTTCAGCCGTAGCAGGTGAGAATGCTTCGGTTCTGGTTTGAAGAATATACTGTGAGTTATCCGCAAACAGCAGCAGACCAGTGGACTGTTGCAACGCATGACGGAACTCCATCCGCGTCACCGAACCTGCCGAGATGTCGATAGGGTCGTTGTCAACAATGGTGATGACAGTAGATGGATAGAAGTTAAGGAACTCACCTGCTTGCGAACAGACAATGTTCTCTTGACTCATCAGGATCAGGCGGTTCTTGAAGAACGAAATACCTGTAATTTTTTCTCCAACAAAACTAGGGCTAGGGGCTGACTGTGTGTCACCCACGGTACGCTGTTCCCAATACTGGGTAGCCCAGGTGCTACCAGAAATAGTAGCAGAACCAACAGACGTAATCGTAAAGGTATCGCCTTCGTTGTTGGTGACTACATCATTAAGAGTATAGTCTTGTCCAGCTTGAACAATGGTAACACCAGTAATCTGTCTGGTTGCATTGACAGAGCTAACCTCCAGACGCAGGTTCTTACCCGTGCCACCATAGACAGAAAAGTGCTGACCAACGTTCCAACGAGCGGCACCATTAGATGTGACGCCAACCGTTACGGGAATACCATTGACCGTGGTAGAAGTAGTAAAGGCAGACGCAGCTGCTTCGCTTAACTCACGGAAGGTATAGCTACCGTCGGCTTCACGAATCAAAGCGTGAGGCATAGTGGTTGCATCAATACCAAGCACTTCGCCTGGCTTGATGGTTTCGTTCCACACACCAGCACCTTGACCACCGCCGTTGCTGGTTTCAAAGACAAGGTGATAATTGTCTGCGTTAGTGTCGGCAGAGCCAGTGACGCTAATCACAGCACCATTAAGGAACTGAGCAGGAAGATCTTCTACTCCACCAACTGTACCTTTGTAAGCCTTGAGGCCAGTACCCGACAAACTACCAGTAGCTTCTAAGCTGAAATCAGCGCCATCAACTCGCTTAATGTGTATGTAGTTGGCGATAACTGTAGCTGTATAATTAGGGTTACCGTTAATACTACTAGCAAGACCAGATACAATTGTGTTGGCATTAAGAGAACTACCAGATGTAGTAGGTGTGTTAAAACTAAAAACAGTTCCGTCAATGATAACACGATAGGTAGTATCGTAAGCAATCGTCTGCAACGTTACAAACCCATAAGGGTCTTGTGCTGGTGAGGTAGTAGTATCGTCTTCTACCGTAATAGAACGGTTCAGCACAAACACATAGTCGTTAATCTGGAGAACCTCCAGGTCAGACCTTTTGACATGGGTGGCATAGGTAGTAGCAGAAGCAGACAAAGCGTTGACCGTTTGCTGGGTACCGCTCTGCGCGTCCCACACCTTTACCACACCTGCTGGTGTAATCTGTAGTAATAGTTTTTCTTCTAGTCCTTTACAAATAAAGAACCAACTACCATCGCTGGCAGAGTTTTCAATGCGACGAACAAACTGAGTGCCAGGCCTTTTGATAAGACCGAACGTCGGATCTGGATAATAGTTATCGCACTCGCGTAGCTGACCTGGAAGCATCAGCGAGTCTGGCTGTTGTGATACCCCACCCACCAGGCCGACAAGTTTTTGTGAGATAGCAGCCATAGTTATCGAGCGATAGCGCGGAATGGAGTATAACTAATGTAAAAATTTTGGCCTGTTTCTTGACCAAAGATATTTACATCGGAACTGCTGGTGTCATAGGCCAGGCAGTTAGACCTTAGAAGGGCCTCGTCTTGAGCGTTGAAGGTTACCATTTCTTGGGAACCCAGGACCCGTCCAGCAAAGACACGGGTAGAGCGTTGCGTAATGTAGTCCTGAAAGACCTGAGGTAAATCCTCAAAGTCAAATTTCCAGACCACATCACACTTCACAGTTGAACCGGCAGTAAACGTGTAGGTGTGCTTGATCTTATCG